CTGTTCCGGGAAGGAGAGTCATGGATTTGAAGCAGGTGTGGGCGGAGCTGAAGCCGTTTAAGTTTCGTCGTGGTCGGTGGGTGTTGTGGGCTTCGTTGTCGTCTCCTGTGATGGTGGTGTGTTCACGCAGGTCGTTCACCGCTAACGGCGTTCCCGTCACGTATGAGCAGGTGGTTCAGTTGGCGAAGTGTGAGCATGCGGCACGTGCTCTTGAGCGTGAACTAGTGACTCTTCGTCGCATGGGGTTGAAGGGCTGCGATCTGGTGTAGGCCCGCCACCTCTGGTAGAGTGCAATCACAATTCCATTCATCCCAACCAACCAGGAGGTAGTTCAAATGAACGACAACGCCCACACCCTCTCAGATCTCGTTCAGGTCATCGCTGGGATTCACAAGGTTCCGGTGATTCATCGGTCATTCCTTGGTCATTACGTGACGGAGGTGAAAGGTAAAGACTTCAGGCTTCAGGTGTTCCGGCACCCGGAGACGACTCTCTATCTCCTTGATGACCGTGAGGTCACTGTTGAAGAGGCTTACCAAGCAGCGCTGACAGCGCTCTGAGCGAGACAGAATCCCGCCCCCTACCAGTAGGTAGGGGGCGGGATTTTCGCGCGTGCTATCGGCTAGCCAGCGATTCCTAGCGTGGTCTGGATCCCCCGGTAGAGGGTCACTGACTTAATTCGCCCGTCCACATTGCCTGAATGCTTGATGTAGAGCTTCATGTTATTAACAGGCTTGTCGAAGATTTGCGGCACCAATAGAACGCCGCCAACAACACCTTGAATAGTCCTATTAAAGGTGATGACTGGGGTAAGTGGTGGGTTATCGTTTCCGCGGTCGAACCACAGACCCATTGATAGCTCACCATTACCAGTAATATTGATGGTTTCGCACTCCACTTCTATAACCCATACGGGGCATAGTATTTGATTGAATGGCGAACTAAACGAAGCTGAGCTTTGAGTATTCAAATAAAGCGAGCCGTTGGCGCGATTAATACCTGACGAACCCGTCCACGTGGCGAAGTTTGATTCAAACCTCATCAGCTTAGTTGAAATGGCAAGGTGACCCTCGATCTTATTCACCAATGAGGGCAGCGTCTTGATCATGTCCTGCTCAGCCTTGCTGATACCCACGCCGTCGGCACCCTTCATGCCCGGCGAACCTTGAGGACCACGCTCACCCTTCTCACCGCGAGGACCAGGATCGCCCTTCGGCCCCGGGTCACCCTTCAAGCCCTGAGCACCACTCAAGCCCGGGCGACCCTGAGGCCCCATCTCACCCCTCTCGCCCTTATCGCCCTTCAACCCGGGCCGCCCCTGCGCACCCGGCTCACCTTTCTCGCCGCGCTCACCACGCACCCCCGGAATACCCTGCTCACCCCGTGCACCTGTATGCCCACGAAGCCCTCGCTTACCTTCCGGCCCTTCAGGCCCTTCAGGACCAGGATCACCCTTTGGCCCGACGTCGCCGCGCGGACCCTTCACGCGCCCCTCCTCGATCAGCCGCTGCGTGCGCGTGGCGACGTCGCGGATGCGGCTCACCTCTTGCTCGATCTGGGTCACGTGCGTTGGCGAGATGGGCGTGTGGGAAACAAGCTCGGCCATCTGATTCTCCCCCGGCTGGATAATGGTGTGCATGTCGATAACAGGAATTTTCACGGCATTCGTGCCGCGGGTCAGCAGAATATGGTAGGTCCAGGGCCCCGGCGGGTTCGTCCCCTCATCCGGAGCGTAGACGGGCACCGTGAAACGGCCGCTGACCTCGCAGACGACGGGCTCGACGACGATGCCGTCGGGTGTCATCACGACACGCGGATCGGGAGAGATAACGAGCGTGCCGCTCGCATCCTCCCCGGACGCCGACGTGAGGCGCCCTTTAAGAAATGCGAGCGACACGCTCGTTCACCTCACTTCAATGATTACTTGTTCTCGTTGTTTTTCTGAGTGAGCAAGGCCGCGAGATACCCGATCACAGTCCCCGCGTACCGCTTACCAGCCTCACCCGGGCGCAGGCGGTCAGCGATCTCCTCAACAAGGGCATGCGTCGCCTTCGCCTCCTCCCAGATCGCCTTCAGGTACCAATTGATGTCCCCCGCATAGTGCTCACCCTCTTTGCCACTGCGCAGCAGGGACGCAATCTCCTCGAGTAGCTCGTTGCTCGATGCCATCTCTAGCTCATCTCCATTCTCATAGTTGTAGTTGTCACCGTTACGGTATCGAATCACCCAGTCCCACTTGCCGGTCTGAGTGTAGGGGTGCCCCCAGTAGTTCCAGGCGTGCACCTCATTGCCGGTCGAGTCTCCGGCGTAGCCGTCGATCGACCCGTCTTCCGCGATCCACGCCTCGCAGATCAGCCTCATGCCGATCATGCACACGTGCCCGTCGGTGAGGAGGATGTCCCCATCGGTGGGCACGTAGTCCTCGTCCCACTCCCAGATATCGAATTTTCCGGACGCCTCCGCCTGCTGGCGCAAGCTGCCGGTCCACACGTCCCGTGTGAAAACGGGGTCGCCGTACCACTCGAAGATGGCGCAGATCATCTCACTGCAGTCAACGTTCACGTAGTGGCTCGTGTCGCTCGGGCCACTGAGCGAGTAGATTGTCTGCCGCTCCGGTTGGCTGTAGCCGATGCAGTCGTTCTGGGTGATCGCGTATGCGATGCTCCCGAGACTCATCAGGACTCATCCTTGGGAACGTTGGCGTCAGCGACGGCGAGGACGGCGGCGAAGAGCGCCCCGAGCGCGTCAGAGACATCGGAGGTGATGTACCCCTTGACGACGAGCAGACCGCCGATGACGATGCCGATCTTGTAGATTGCGGACCTGAGAGTCGGATCAAGCTCTTTCATTTCTTCTCCTTCGTGATTGAGCTGATTTCGTCAACTCGGTTTTCGATGTTGCTCAGGCGCTCCATAACGCCTGGTCTCCGAGGAACCCCCGGACGCTCCTCCGTCCCCTGCCAGTCGGTGAGCAGAGTGGAGAGTCTCTTCATTTGCGGATGGATATAAGCCCATATGCTCCCGATTCCAAGAATAAGGCCGAACCATGACGTGATGACGCTTATGTCGATAATAAATTTCATAGAAAAAGTTCCTGGAAACCGTTACGAGACTGTGGAGAATCAAAAAATAGCCGCCCCGCACGGTACTTGCGGCGAAGCCACTGACAGATCTTATCGTTGCGCACCAACCCGATCTCTCCTTCCCGTACGTCATCCGTGATGGTGTACATTATACCCACTCTTTTCGGCTGACGGCGCTGGAAGAACACAGCGCTCTGCCCCACCCAGACGGAGAAAGTGCCCGACGAGCAGCGAATGCTGAAATCATACTGTGCCTTCGAATCCTTCTTGGCGACGAGCCTACCATCATTATCACGGAAGTCGTTCTGCACAGCATAATCGGCGTAGGTGCCCGAGAAATCCTTGATGAACCTGCCGAAGCGAGTATTCATCACTTCACGGGCGAACTTCTCAGAATCAACGAAATGAGCCACAACGAAGCCATCCCCGAAACGAGTCAGCTCCCTCTCTGGCGTAACGCCCCACGCCGCGAAGTACGGGTTCATGATGGTCACCGCGTTGGAGAGCATGAAGACGCGCGTCTTATCCTGATACCGGTCTACAGTGCTGTAGAAGTCCAGGAACTTCGTGACCTCATCGGGGAGGAAGCGGGTCACCCCCTGTTCGATGATGAACTCATCATAAATGATGGTTGTCACGAGAGGGAAGGCCACGGACTTCACGTGCCCCGCAATGCTGAGTGCCTGGAAGTACCCCATGGTCTTCCATTTATCGTCACCTTCTAGGCGATACTCTGCTCGCGGACCGTTCACCCTGAATTCGTAACCAGGGAATTCGTGGGCGATGTCCGAGAAGAAATTGTCACGATTCTTCAGCTCGGGCTTGTAGCGCCTTAAATAGATGAACTCTTCACCGCGTTCGATCGCATTCTTGATGACAATCTTCTTCGCACCATACGTTTTTCCGAGACCGCGCGCCCCCATGATCATATTGATGACACCATTATAGGAGAGCACGCGCCCGAAATCGTAATAAGAAAATTTCCTCTTAGACATAACGCTTCAGCTTCCAATAGCACCCGGAGAACATAGATGCATTCCCCCAATGCGGCTCTGAATGACCGTCAGGTCCACGAGCCCCAATAGTCTCCCCATTCTCTCCGCCAGTGCAGTACTCAACATGGCCGCCACCAGAATACCACCGGCACACGATCAGATCACCCTCGCGGATCTGATCATACGCATCGAAAGCCCCACCACCTTCAGCAACAACCCACCCATACGAATCGATCATCTCCGCAGTACCACCAGCACCAATATCCATACCCAGGCACGTGTTGTACAACCACCACACGAAGCCGCTGCAGTCAGTCACACCCGTCTGATCCGGGTGCAACCGCGCCTCATACCACTGGTGGTACTCGAACTTGCCGATACTGTTTATGGCGAGCTCAGTGAGAGCATGAAGATCGCCACCACCAGCGCCGCCACCGCCGCCACCACCACTGCCTCCAGATCCCCCCTTCTTCCCGTCCTTCTGCGACTCTTTCGATGCCACCCAGTAACCATCGCCACTAGGCATAGCGCGAGCAATGGTTCCGTCAACGAGATATATGCTGAGTGCTCCACTACCGTCGCGCTTGACGTACTTGATTTTCTTGGAGACCTTACCTGCATCTTTTCCGGCACTTTTGGACATATCAGTACCCGACTCTCCGGGACTGAGTTCCACACCGTTCGTCTCCAGATTCGCGATCATCCGGTACGCGACCTCATACCGCTGACCGACCGCCCACCATTCACCCTCATACTTGATGGCCGCCGCCATCGAATCCAACGTCGCCGGCGTCCCCGCACCCTGAGCCAGGCGCCCCAGGATCGACGCGTAATTCCCCCACCGGTGCATCACCACGATCAGCAGCATGCACGCCTCGGTCTCACCTTCAGGGTCCATCCCCAGCTCCTGGCAGCGGGGAATGTAGTCATTCTCCAGGTCGGCGAGCATCTGAGAGTTCTGAATGCGGTGCCCCTGCTCGCTATCCAGTGCATCACTAAGGGCCGACCGATCAGCGCCGCTCAGGTACTGGTACTTTCGGGATCCGATCGTCCACGAGTCGCGTCCTTCTGCCATCCACCCATCGATGGTGGCCCCGAAGCTCACGCCACTGAAGCGCGACAGTAGGTCATAGGCGCGCCCCTGCGTCCACTGCCCGATACCGAGAGAAAGAGTATCCGGAGCAGAAATAATAGAATAATCGTTACTCGCCTCAACAGTGGCGAGAGTAGCGATCATGCACTTCTTGTGGACTTCATCGAAAGCCATACTTCACACTCCATATAAAACACCCTCCAGCGCCCACCCATTGGCGCTGGAGGGTGACCTCATCCCGTGGCGGAATCAGTGTACCACAATGCGCGTGTTGCGCATGAACACCTTCGTGTCCTTGTTCGTCGGCCCATTGAACCGGAGCGAGAACGTGTACCGCCCCGCACCCTCATCCGCCTTGAACAGGGCCGCCACCTGCGAATGCACGTAGGAGCCGTCGAACGGTCCCTGCGAACCAGAACAGGCGAACCATGACGTCGCACCGCTCGGGCGCTCCATGAACAGGTACCAGTGAATCGCGTTCGACCCCTGCGTACTGTGGTGCGCCTGCGCAATCGCCATCACTACGTCATCAGCATTCAGCTCCACAGTACCCGACACAACGGTCGTGTTCTCAGAGTCATTCGCGCTGCGAAGGATGCGGTCGTTCTCACCGGACTTGATCACTTGGTAGCGGGTGCGCATCACGGCCGCCTTGTCGCCCGCTGCCTTCGCATCCGCGATGCCCGCGGCCAGCCCGTTTGCCGACTGGGCAGCGCTCGAGGCGCTTGCAGCGGCCGCGTTCGCCGTCTGTGACGCCGCGTTCGCTGTCGCCGTCGCCGTCGCCGCCGTCCGGTTTGCCTCAGTGGCGTTGGTGGACGCCGCCGTCGCCATCTCGACGGCCTTGTCGGACTTCGTCTTGGCTTCCTCGGCCATCGTCTGCGCCCGCTGCGCGTCGCCCTTGGCGTTGGCTGACACGGAGAGCGCCGACTGCGCCGACTCTTTGGCGATATGGGTGTTGTCGGACGCGTCGTTGGCGGCCGCCAGTGCGCTGGTGGCGTCGCGCGCCGCCGCCGTCGCCTGGACGGTCGCCTCTCCCAGCTTCTCATCGATCATGTTCATAGCGCTGTTCATGTCTCCGAGTACGGAGAAATGGTCACTCGCTTGGTAGATCGGGAGCTGGAAGTTCTTGGTCCTGTTTGTTGCCGGCATTATTTTCTCTCCTTACGCTGGCACGAATCGGTTTTCAATGTCCTGCAGTGATGGCGTCTCGAAGTAGTCCACAGTCCACGACACCATGTTACCACTACCGGTTTTCATCATTTCCACAACCTCATACAGGGCATCCCTCATATTCATGCGGTTCCCGGTAATTGGTGAGAAAATATAGTCGCGATCAAATTCTCGGATGAACACCTTACCATTGGTCTCCATCTCAGAGATGCTCATCGGCAGATCGTCGATCTCTTTACACGTTGCAGCCATGCGAGAGAAATCCTCCGCCAATAACCCATTGACTGTATACCGGTTGTGCATGTCAAAGAGCAGTTCCTCCAGAGTGGAGGGGCCGCCGCGCAGCCAGTTCGTTACCTCAATGTGATCGCGGTTAATGCGACGATCAAGGTACTCCTCCAACGAATTCTTGAAGATCTTGAACTCATCATCATACTTCGCAATGGCGTCACGTAGCATCTGTCGCACTTGCGGCGGCAACGCCTTGTAGTTCTCCATCTCCTTATTGAGATCAATAATGAGAGCATGAACCTTCTGGTTATAATCCCCCGCAAGCGACTCGAGCGCATTACTGAGCGACGTTTTCAACCCATCGTCAACCCACCGACGCATCTCCTCCATCATCTGCAGGTACGTGTACCCGTCCCTGTAAGTGAAAGGAATAGAGTTACTCAGACGGTAGTCAGGAGGGATGAGCAGGTATTCATCCTCAATAAATTGACCAGGGCCGGAATGCGGACGCCCTTCCAGTGAAACTGTCATTCGTACTCCTAATCCCCATGAACAATTCCTGCAATTCAACGATGATCATGAGATCAACGTTGATAAACGTGTCACGCCACGCCGCAATAAGCTGAGCCGTATGCCCAGTATAGCCTTTCGACCGCGTTTTGGACGACTGTGAACCACGAGAAGACGACTCGCCCGACTCGCGCGACGTTGTCGATCCGTCCGTATCGTTCACGCCCCCACTATCGCTACTCACGTCGCTGGCCGCCGTCGCATAATCCTTGTCCCCTGACAAGCGTACCTGAGGAAGCTGTGACTGCACTGTCCTGGATTTCGCATCACTCTTCGACACGGTTTTCGACGTGGTTTCTCCGCTGCCACTATGCTCGTTACGGGAGCTTGTGTCCTGCTCGCTCGCCGACGTCGAGGTGACATCCTGCGTGGACAGCGGATCGATCTTGATGAGCTCTGCCTCATACAGCTTGTTGTAGTACGGCATGATCTCCTGCATCTTGGTGCGCATCTGCCGCATCCACATGTCCACAGTCTCATGCGAGATCTCGTTATACCAGAAATGATCGATGATCTTCTGGTTCAGAATATCACGGTACGCTTCATCGAAAATCGGGTATGAATCCAACCCCAATGAATTGGTGCCGTGTCGTGCAACAACTTCGCGCAGTTCTATAGTGAAGTCAGGCATTAGCGGTCTCCTTATCGCTGTGAGGGTTCATGGCTTCAAGATCGGTGCTCCCCAGTCCACCCATGGCGGCCTGCATCGCCATCATCTCCATCGGGTCCTCCCCAGGCTCCGACGTCTGGTCAAGATTCCACTCGACATGGACATCAAGCTTGAACATGCGGTTGATCTGCTCGCAGGCTGCGCGCCGCGCGTTCAACGCCACTGCCCGCATCCCGAGCACCTGACCCGAGCTGCCGCTGGCTTCCTCGACAACCATGCGCTCACGCTTCTCAGAGTTGACGTTCATGATGCCCAGCAATGTCATGCACTCGTTCCAGGTCTTGACCTTGGCTTCCATGACGTCCTGAATCTGGTGAGGTTTGTATCCAGTGTCGAACATGGCAACCTTGTCAGCCAGTGAATCGCGGTTCATGGTTTCGGTGGCGAAAATGACGGGCTGGCCTTCGACAACTTTATTGTAGGCCTGCACGAAGGTGTGGTACTCGTTGTTGTTGACCGCGAACACGATCGGGTGCCTGGCATTCAGCATGTTGATCTCAAGGGTGCGATCGAAGGCGGCGAGCCGCTGCGCGTAGGTGTCGATCACATCCCAGTCGGGGCAGCGCATATAGTTCGCCCAAATGGGGACGCAACTCTTAGCGTCCAGCGTCTTCGAATACACTTGGTTGCCGTAAACAACGAACTCTGTCGGGTTGTTGTACATGTTCAACTGTCCGAGCCCTGTGGCGCGCAACGCCATGAACCTTGCGAATTCCTGGTCGTAATAGAATACGGCCAGAGCATCATGCATGAGCGTGACTTCCAGATATCTCGCGTCAATCGTCTCCGGCAGCCCCTGCCAATTGAACCGGTTGGAGCACAATTCACTGATGATCCGCACGTACATGCGGAACAGATGATCCTCACGGTTCTGAGCGGGGTTCGCCCGCATTGAGCCGCCTTCAGCGAAAGGACGGTATATCTGGCTGTTTACGTAATCCTCGCGCTTCATAATCACCACTCCATATTGATGTTGACGCCGGGTAGGGGCTCGTTGTCCGCAAAATCGGTTTTTCCAATCCTATCTGGATCAGACCACACGGTCACGCCCTTCTCGAAAATGCCGCGAATGGACTGGCGGAAACCTTCAGGACATGTCGTTGAATACAAGTAAGTCTCCTGCATCTTCCAATACGTGAAGTTAGTCATGCACTGAAGATTCTTCGGGACCTTCGTCGGAATATTCATCGCATACCCGTACCGCAGCCAGAATTCACCGATACGCGTCAGAGTACCATCATCGATACGGCGCTGACGGCACACGAGCCGCCACCCATAGGTGGCAAGGTTGAAGGCGTCGCCGCCAACACCGCCCGATGTTGTCGGAGCGATCATCCGCGAGTCCTGCACCTTGGCATTGATGCCCGCGATCGCGTTCGCGTAGTCGCCGTTGGCGGCGAACTTCGCCATCGCTAGATTCGTGTCCGCATTGAATTTCGCGTAGCTGTTGTTCAGCCCGGTCATGGCGCTACGGGCCTCGATCTCACGACGGTTGTTCTCCATCGCCATCCCGTAGGCCATGCCATTATTGATGCCGCCCATCAGCGCCGAACTCAACGCCCCGCCAATGTTTCCGCCGGCGAGCTGCCCGATCGCACTCGCACCAGTATTCAACGAGCCGCCCAACAGGCGCATGTTGGCGTTGTATTCCGCACCTTGACGCGAGTAGGCGTTGGTGAGGTCGGTCGCTTGATTCGCCTGCATCATAGACGCCTGGGCCTGCGTGTAGGACGTGTCTGCACCCCGGATCGCTTTCTGCTGAGCCCAATCAGCACTCTGGTACTGATAGTGAATCGAGTGCGCATTGCCCGCCATGTACTGCAGGTACCCATTGTTCGTCAGCGCGAACGTCGGCAGGGCACTGATCCCGGTCATGGCGTCGAAATGCTCACTGTACGCATTGTTGCCGTCGCCGGTGTTGTTCTGATTGTAGCCATTGACTGTGAACATGATGCGCGGCCCCGGCGGCACAACGTGCGCCCACATGGTCACCTTCAGGCTCGTGTCCCACACGCATTCGGGGCGCACCAGTAGCGGGGCGCCGTTGAACATGGTCACCTCATAGACCATGTACGGGTAGGTGTAGAGCTTCCAGAGCATGCGGTACCGCTCGGGAATGTTGTCCTCCTTGCGGAAGCCGGGCGCAAGATCGATCGTCTGGTTGTTGTTGATTCCTGCGGACCCGAAGCCGGTGGTGATTGGGTAGACGGTCGCTCCCTGCTTCTTAGTGCGACGCTTCTTGTCCTCTTCATAGCCGGACGTATCCGGAGTCTTCGCACTCGTCAGCCCGTCGAAGTTAATAATCCCTTTCGGGATGGCGGTGATGGTTTGCACACCCTGGCTCACCCATGGGCAGTTGGAGAGGGCTTCGGCGAGGCTGCGGAAATTGCCAATGTCCATGGCGTACACGCACGTCGCGTTCGCCATGCCCCCGGCAAGCGATCCTTTCGCCGTCTGGAAGTGGGGGTCATCCTCGGTGCCATAATCGACGAGTAAGTCGATAGCAGAAGTGACGATGATGTCATAGTTGGCGGAATCAACGTTGCCATCGATGTGTTCGACGGAGGCCATGTCATGGCGCCACACTTCAGAGATGACGTACTCGCCGCCGGTGTCGAGCCCTTCGGGGACGGTGAGGTACTTGCGCCCGTAGTTCTCCCACTTGTCTTGGGCGGCGATGCCGATGTGCCCGCGCTCAACGTAGCACATGCCGAATTTGATTTCGTGCATGTAGGTCTGCCAGACGTCGAGCTGCACAGTGAACTCTGTTGTGTGCGGTGCAACGTACTCAACGGATGTGATGAAGTAGTAGAACGTGTTGCGGGAGTTCACCGAATCAGCGGCATTCCTCACGCACATGTAATTATACTCATTCGCCTGGCTGAAGGGAATGTCGAGTCTTACAGGCTGCCCCTGAGCACAATACGTCAAACCATTGACGACAAGCTTGATGCCCTTCTCATCATGATAGTTCCACGCCTTGTCGTAGTCATCAAACCAGACAATATCACGGTACGTGGAATCCCATTTCACGCGCGAAAGAACGACCGTGGTGCCCGGCGTCCACACGGCGTAATTAAAATCGTATCCGAAATCCCCAATATCTTCAGGGGGCTGATATGAAGTCATGAAAGAAGAATACCACGGCCGTCGTAACGACGGCCGTGGTATTCAAGGAAAGTGGTTACTCCTTGGGCCAGACCTTCACGGCCTTGGAGACATCCACCGGAACCTGCACGGTCACCGGTGTCTGAGTGATCCGCTTGTGAGTCGTCGGATCGATGTAGGTGATCGAGCCCACGACCGTGAGCGTCTCCGCCGTCTCATCCAGTCCCACCTTGAGCACGCCCTCGTTCGTGATGCGAGTGCGCTGACTCTTCGCCCCAGTCACCGAGAAAGCAACACCGAACTCATAGTCGTAGGTGTTCTTCCCTGCGACCTTGTGGACAATCTCGATGTTCTCACCCGGCAGTGCCTTCGCCGTCGTAGAAACCGGGGCGCCAGTATCGGCGTGGGCCGCCTTCTCGATCGTCAGCTTCAGCTCGCTCGGCTTGATCGTGATCGTAGAGTCGTCGTCACCGGTCCACAGGGCGACGGCAGGCACGAACAGGGAGGCACTGATAACCTCCCAGTGGTGCAAGAAGTAGTTCGTACCCAGCGAAATCGCGTTCGGCTGAGACTGGTTCTCAAGCAGGTTGTCCGCGATAACGAAGAAATCCTTCGTCGTCAGGATCGCCTGCGTCTTCTCCATCCCAAAGTACTCTTCCGGAATGGTAACGATGCGGCCGTTCAGCTGGCTGAACTCTTGGTTGAAGGCGGCGGACCACGCCTCAACACCGATGTTCGCCATCACCTCAGGTGTCGTAACCAGCACCAGATCCTCGGGCTTGGCGAAAGTCTCCATGTGCGCCGCATTGTACTTGCGGCTGATGAACTGCAGATTGCCGGCGAGCGCCTGCGTCTTCTTGATGAAGGCCTTCGAATCGGCCTCGGTGGCGGCAAGGGTGCGCAGGTTCGGGACCTTGGCGTGCCAGAAGCCGCCGTTGGCCTCGTACTCGGCGAACAGCGACGTGGTCTGCAGGAACTCATCCCACTGGTCCGACGTGGTCGGTACCGCAAGAATCTGCTGCAGATACTGCTGCAGACCGGACTCGTCCAGGAAAGCGCGGCGCACTTGATCACGGTTCACCGTGATCTTGTAATACTCGCGCCGGTTCACCGTGTGGAACTGGGATGCGACGTTGGGCTTACGGGCCGCGAACAGATCCTTCTCCATGTAGTCGCGGTCGCCGGAGTACAGGTAGGACTCGATGAGGCCCTGCTGCACCTCTTCGATCGTGTCACCGAACTCGAGCATGCCGCGCTTGAAGATCGCGAGGGGGTTGTTCCATGTAATGTCACGGAGAATGTACGTGCCGATCCGGTTGACGAGCGCGTCGCAGAACTCATTGTATGACGGCGTGTAGGACATGAGGCTGCGGAGCGTCGCAGAAATATTGCCCTTGGTCGCCTCCGGGACGCGCCTCTGATAGTCGGCGGACGCGTCGTTACGAATGCGGTTCAGCGCCTCAATATTATCGATCCCGCGAATCTTACCTGTGGGCTGCATTAGTTCTTCTCCTTGTCATTGCCCTGGTTCTGGAAATAAGCGTCGATCGAACCATCGTCCTGATAGTCGTCAACATTATCGGAATCGCCGGACTCAGCAGTAGAGCCACCGTCCGATACCGCAGTCAGAAGATCATAGTTCTTGCTCTTCAGCGAATTAACGAGATCATTCAGCTCGCCATTCTGCGATGTCATCTCCTCGATCTTAGTCTTCGCCGAATCAAAGCCGCTGCTCACCTCATCGTAAGCGCCGCGCAGATCGTCATAAATAGTGGCCGGAAGGCCGTCCTCCGGCGGATTCTGAAGCATATCTACAAGAGAATTGAAGTCCATTTTACTTCTCCATAAAGGTAGGGTAGGAGCTCTACGCCCCTACCCTACCAGCTAACCGGAAATTCTGGCTACGGCAACAGCCGACTACCAATCGAATGCGGTGCCCGGCGGCATTCAATCCGTGGTACCCGGGCAGCCCTAGTCACTCGTCGCCAGACTCCGGGGCCTTATAGCCGTGCTCAACCGCCCAGTCTTCAAGAATCTTACGAAGCAGGAGGGGGCGCTTGAGGCGCAGGTCCCACTGCTTCTCTTCGATGAACTCATCGAGCTTGCGGTCAATGCTGACGGTGATGTTCTTCTTTGCCATGATATTCTCCTTATGCGGCGAATGTAAATGAGGTTGGCTTCAGGACTACTCCCCCTGGAACCTTTGTAGGCATGAGTTTACCATACCATCGTTGATCTTCAAGTAAATCTTCTGGTGTGATCTGCGCCGCAAGGTATTTCGGTAGCCCAGCAATGTGCGTTTCCGGAACGCCGTCGATCACTTCACAGTACTGTTTAGCGCGCACGAAGATCGCCCGCGAGAACGTGGCCTCATGCTTCCAGGCCCCAATGTTCGTCGGATGCACGGTGATCTGATTCGGCTTCTCCGTCCCCAGAAGATGCAACGAATCAGTGTCGGCGTACAGGAAGCGGTCATAATTAAGCTGCGCAGAAGTGACTGTATGGTGGCGTGCCCATGCGGTCACGAAGCAGCCCACGGGAGTGTAGACGGGGTCGGCGCTGTCCGCAGGACCGCTAACCAGCTTGACGTGATCGCCGTCGAGGATGGGCTTCTTCCCGGTCATGTTCGTGTTCTTGGCGAATTTTCCATAGAGTGAATTCAGCATTAATTTAGCGATCGTTCGCTTACCGCCTGTCGAGTTGGCCTTCACTTCCATCCATTTATCAATATAATCGGCGATCATCCCACGTTCGCTATCAAAAGTGAATGTCCCATTGCAGGTGATAATATTCAAGTCATAATGCTTCGACCACAAGTCAAGATCAACTGACGTGCACGTCAATGTCGTCGGCTCATCAATGGCCTTCACGTACTCTGCCCCGTTAAAAAACCGGGAACGCTTGATCTGAATGCAAGGAATGTGATCCTCCTTCAGTTTCGCGGTCACCGTCACAGAAGTAATGAATAGGCCGTCATCGGGAATGTAATCAACGATATTAGGCTTGCCGAAGGGTAGTGGATCCTCGTGCATGACGTACGAATACAATGAATTTACGTCATACACGTCGCCCGCGCCCACGATGCGGCGAGAAAAGCGGGGGTTGGCATACGTGAAGCCACCGCGATACGCCTGCCTGATCTCCTGATCCAAGCTGGCGGGAAGAACAGGGAAAGACTTCATGAACGCCGCCTGCCCACCGTAGACCTTCTTGAACTCGGCCATAGCATCGCTACCCACGGTAAGGTTCGTCAGGCCGTGAGAAAGCTGCTCGGCGAGCGCGCGGGCCACAATCTCGACGTCACGACGCAAATAGTCCCACTCCTCTTCAGTAGGAATGTAGCCGGCCGGGCGGGGTTTGTCGTAATCGATCTCACCCTTGGGCTCAGGTAGATCGAAGGCCTTCGCGATCGCCGCAACGGGCATGGGAATCTTCTTAAGCGAATCACGGATCTCGGTAACAACACCGTGCACATTAATGGTGATGGTGTAAAACTTGCCCATCTTATCGATGAGAGTTGAGAACTCCATCTCCCCGGGCTTGCCGTCAACCCACTTCCAGCCATTCTTCATGACGTAATCGATGATGAAGATACCGTCGAAGGAAAGATTGTGGAAATATGTTGTTGTTGCGGCTTCGCCCAAGTACTCAATGAATGAGCCAATATCGGTGCCGCGCTTGAGGTCTTTGAGGTTATGAATGTTCACCGAAGCCCATGCCCAGACACGGCAGTCATTCTCGTCGGTGGTGGTCTCGAAATCAGCGCTTCTTACGGCGACGGGGCTTTTTGCGCGTCTTTTCCGGCTTGATTTCGAGGTTTTCGGCTTCATCGATCATACCAAGGAGAGTGAGGATTTTTTCATCATAGTCATCAAGTATCGCGGCAATCGCGCGCTTCCCGATCTTGTCGTTGTCCTGATTATGGATGGCCCAATAAAGCCGGGAAAGGCGATCCGCGAAGTAATCATCATTACTCCACATGAACCAAAGCTTATCGTCTGGAAGATCGAGAACTCTGCGCAAACGATCATCGCCGACCTCATCAATCATCTCTGAGATATTCTGACGCGCCTGAGAAATCGCCTTATTGCGGCCCCGCGTCGTCTGGCGCTCATTCATACTCTTGGCAATAGTATACGCACCCTCATCGGAGCTGAACCGCCGCGGAGTAGGAAGACGATACTCAACCAAGGACTCCGCACTACCAGACTCCAGATAGGCCTTCTTGACACGCCAATCCTCGTCATATTCTTTCGCTGTGATGCCAACCCATGGGATGAAGGTTCCTGCAACCGATTTCTTGTACTCACGCTTGCGCTCATTATCACGCTTATACTCACGGCGCACGGCACGCATGGCGTCACCGCTAATGATATTCCCCCGAGCTCCTGCATAATATGTGGTGCCCTGGTAAAGAAACTTATCAAGGCGTTCAAGATGACGCTTCACCTGCGCCGTCGTCATGCGATTGATGCGCGCCTCACCCTTGCGCACATCATATTCCGTACCAGCAATATCAACGCCGAACTGTCCATTGTTCAGGTCAGTGAGCAAGCCGCCCGCGCGAGGATTGTAGGTCCCCTGCTTGATGAGGCGGACCTTGCGAGTGGCACGGGCCTCAGCTTTGAGGGCTCTGAGACGGAGGTCTCCTAGTGATGGGTTACCTGACATGAAAACTCCTCCGCTCCTCCGTGTGGAGGAGCGGAGGAGCTTCTATGCATTGTAGACGGTCAGGCAATCTCAAGGGAGTAGAAGCGGCGCATCTTGGTGCCCTTCTCAACCACCTTGACGGTGAGGGGTTGCTCCCACTCGTTCGGGTCTCCGAAGATGGAGATGATGTTCCTCACGCTGTTGAGTAGGCCCTTAGAAGTGGCGGAGTAGACCTTGCCATCGTCGAGGACGAGAGTGGTGCGGGGGACGGTGATGACCTCGCCATCCTCGCTGCTGATCTCAACTTCCTGAACGATGATGTGCTTGAGTCCAACGACGCTGCCGACAAGGTCGGCAACGGAGTCGGAGCCGTTGACGGCTTGGTAGACGGTCTTCTTGTCCTCGAGGGTGGTGCCCTTGATGGTGCTGTAGAAGCCGCTGGCCTGAAGGTTGGCGGCCACGTTAACGGATGAGATCTCGTTCGATGCCATCGGAGATGATCCTTTCATATTGTTCGAAGTACACGCTTGTTGGCGTGTGTCCTGAGTGTACCACACACATCAGGACGGCTAGGTATTCGATGTATTCAGGTTTCGGAATGTTACTTAGTGAAATGCTGTGTGTTGATAGTTTGTTCTCTGTCTCACCTTCATAAATATCGATTGTGCCCCTACCGTGAATGTAGTGAACGTCAGCGGTGTAGCGGTGAATCGTTGACTGAAGTCTGTCGGGATCGACGTCATCTACCTGTCTGATAGTTGTTTTCCATTGAAGGTCAATGGTCTTAACAACCCTCTTATCGCCCGATGGTGACGTTGTTGATCGATTAGTGTCGATCTCCTCCTTGAGGACTTCAACTTCAGTGTCTTCTAGAGTTGATATGTAGATGCCCATATCAGAAAAGATAGCCCGTGTTCATGTTTTCGTCAACATCTTTTGGTTCGTCAACTCGAACCGGAATGGTCTCTAAGTAGACCCAACAAAGATCACGGAATATTTTTTCAATGATATCATCATCTTTCATAAACGGATCGTTGATAACGATTGAACATTGGAAGATTCTGTCCATCTCCAACACGCCGGTCACCGCGTTACCGTGCTTGCTGATGCGTATGGTATGCGGGGTAGGGCAGTGGAACGTGATGATAGTTACCGCCTGCCGCTTCAGAAATGTTAAGGCGTATTCCTCACCTTCGAGAAGATACTTTCGGGTTTCCACTGAAGAGCTCCTCGTCAATAATATTCAGAATGGAACGGTAAAATTTTGCTGATCGTGCTACTCCCCTTTTGGTTGTGAACGAATACTTCCCACCTTTATATGAAAGATTAAAGTCGGAGTTTTCTACAATGATATGCGATTCAGGGAAGGAATTCATGAGAATAGCAACCACCTTGACACATTCTTTAAGCATTGCCCATACTCTTTTCTACTTCAAGAATCGCTTCAAGCTGAAGCGCCGAGTCAATAGCTTTCTCAGTGACCCTGAAATTATTGTAATAAATAACATCCTCGTCGTCAACCTTAATCTCCGCCTGAAGAATAGGAAGATAGTAATCATGCGTTGAATACTTCTCCAACGCTTCAGCTAGCTTACTCTTCATTCGCACATCTCCTCCATCCTACTAACAAGATCCTCAACGTCACTTAACATGACGCCACGACCATCAATAAGCCAACAGCCAGTCATGTACTGAACGTCGCAAAAACAAGTGTCACTCCAAAAGATATCTTGCCACACCATCATACCCCTCATAGTAAGAGGATGCCGCAAAGCGTTCAAACGAAGAATCAAGGAACCCGTCGAGTAATCCTTAGAACTCATCTCAATTCACTTCCAACGAAAGAATGATCCTCATAGTCCTCTCACTCACCTCATGACCGTTGACATACCAAACACCCTCAAGATACGTCACAGAAAGCGGTGAAAGCTCAACGAGCCATTCGGCGTGAGCAGGGATCACATGCCGGTCACCCAACCTATCCAACCGATCCAACAAGGCCTCCATGACTCTCCTTCCCGGAACAG